TGCCCAGTGAGCCATTTACTGGCATGGCTACAATTGATCACAAGGAAGCAGAAGACCGCGGCTTTTTTAAACTTGATATACTTAACCTGAGTTTGTACAAAAACATCAAGACACCAGAACAACTGGATGAACTTATGGAAATAGAACCGCAGTGGGATTTACTTGCACATGATGAGTTTATTGATATGCTGTTCCATGTCAAAGGACACGGCGATATTTTACGTAAACTAAAGCCCACAAACATCACACAACTGGCCGCAGTGTTGGCTATTATACGTCCTGCAAAGCGACATTTGGTTGACAGTGATTGGGATACTATTATGAAGCAAGTGTGGATACCGCCCACAGACGGAACTTATTACTTTAAAAAGAGTCACGCTGTTGCCTATGCACATGTTGTGGTTGTACAAATGAATCAGTTGGTAGACACACTAACATGAGTTTCAATATAGAAGAGTTTTGGCATCATGGCTTCTGCAAAATAAGAGAAAACATACCACGCAGTACAATAGATGCACATCGTGGATTTTTACAATCCAGTCAGATAAGAATTGATCGTGGGCATGATGTACACGGCAACTATTACAGTAAACCTCCCAAGCGTAAAATACAATGGGCTAATACCTGGAGCCAGGAACTAAGCGAAACACAGGTAGTAAATGCATGTAATAAATTTTATATGCCACAGATAGCACTACTGTTGGATGATCCAGTGTTGTATCACAGCGATGTTGTGACAACTTATCCAAACTATCAGACAGTGCGTCCACATATTGACACACCTTATAGACATGAAAGTTTTGCTGATGAAGATCAGTTCTTGGGTGTACAGTGCTTGTTACCGCTGACTGAAAACTTTGGACCACGCACTGGCGGTACAGCATTTGTGTCTGGCAGTCATAATACTAAATGGAATATCAAAGACTGTTACAATGGAAAGCACGATGAGTACTTTACACAAAACTGTCAGGCAACACATGTAAACTACGGAGAAATGCTGATATGGCATCCCAGAGTTTTACACAGTGCAACACCCAATCACGGCGTGGAAAAACGCCCAGCACTATTAATGCTGTATGTAGAACGCCACATACATGATGAATTAAGAGTAATTGAAAATATTATTAGCTAACTTTTCGGACTAATTGAACATTTTTACGTTTAACTCGCTTTTGCATGATGTCACGTAAACAAATAGTTGGTCCGTGCAGGACTTCAAAGTCTTTATTTGTAAACGTTACTAATGAATCGCGAAATACTTTAAAACGTCCGCCCATAATAATATTAATTGGAATTTTACGATTAGTTTCCCACCACCACTCTTCTCCCAATTGGAGAAATGTTCTTTTTAGTTTTGGATCTTTAATTTGTTCGTAAATATACATGCTGATAACATTGTTATCAATATTTTGCATAATACCTACGTATTCATTATTACCGTAACTGGCGAGTGTTAAAAATGGGAACTGTTGTAAAAGTTCTTGATATTGGTTTTCTATTGTCATAATAATACTTATCTTTTAATAAATAGTGTTGGAGAATTTATATATGGCACAAGGCACCGGATACATTAACACCCAACGTGGTGATGTCGTTTTGACAACCCGAACGGGAACTACTAGGAACCAACCCAGTAGTTACAAACCTTTTAAACTTCTGAAAGGTGTGGACACTACTATTACATTTTTTATTAAAGAGCTTGACGCAAGTCCTGTACAATTGCATGACAAAACGATTAAAGCGCAAATAACTAAAAATAATGATAATACAGTCCTTGTTAGTAAAAACTTAAAAATTGTAGACTACGACAATGGTGTCGTTACATTGCATATCTCTCCTGGCGATATTGCCAGTTTTGATCCTGCCCTCTACAATATACTACTTACTTATACTAATCCAAACAACCAGATTCACGCCATGCATGCAGACCAAAATTACAGGTATTGCTATGTAGCAGAAGTGGTTGATGACTGTGGTCCAATGGATATGGGTGCAAGTTCAGAAATAATGTCATCCAATTTAATATATCAGGAAGAAATTGCACTGTCAGCAGTTGTAATCTATTTTGGTTTAAGCATTGCGTTGTTTGCAAGTGGTAGTGCAATGGGTAATACTCATTACACCACTAACAAATTTGTATACTCTGGCAATGGATGTAATGCCAGTTTAGAGCTAGTCAAAACAAACGGTGCTTATACAGTGAGTGTCACCGGCGGCGGAGTAGGCTACATTGCAGGCGAAACGATCACTATATTAGGAACTTTCCTGGGCGGCGAATCACCAACACATGATGCCGTAATTACCATTGGCACTGTTAGTGCAAGTGGCGGTATTACCAGTTTAAGCGTAGGCGGTACACCAAACTTTAACAGTAGATCATACATCACTAGCCCATTGGCTGGTTCAGCAATGCGAACTGGTGCATGTAATGGGTTAAACACTATCAGTATACAAAGTAGTGGATTTGAAGGCTCATTCCAACTACAAGGTACACTATTAACTAATCCAACATCAGATAATGATTGGTTTCCAGTTAATCCCCATAGTGAGGCTGATTGCTTTGGTAATGTAAGTTTAAACAACACCACAAATACACAAATTACAGATGCATTTACATTTGACGGTAATTTTATGTATATTAGAATTAAAATCATTATTATCAAAGGATCGATTGACAAATTACTATATAGAAGTTAATATAGTAATATGCATATCGTAATTGAGTTCACTAAAAATCTGATACCTGCTTCGTGGAAGCCAACTGGTTCTGGTTGGACCAGTGGCAATTGTCCTATGTGCATTACAAATGGACAAGGTAGACCTGATACTAAAAAACGTGGTGGATTTTATTTTGAAGAAGATAAATTTCAATATAATTGCTTTAATTGTGGGTACAAAACTGGTTGGAGTACTGGCAAGCAACTGAGCGGGCATCTGAAGCGTTTGTACGGCGTGTTAGGGGCAGATGAATCAGACATACATCGTTTACAAATTGAACTGATGCGTGAGCGAGACACGGCAGAATTGTTTATACAAACAGTAAAACAAGATCAACCAGTAAAAATAGACTGGCCTACTATACAATTACCACAAGATTCTAATCCAGTCAAGAACTATCCAATACATGAACTGGACGAAAAGAGTGTACAGCGTTTTGTGGGTGCATGTGAATTTTTAGTAGAACGTGGACTTGACAACTGGACTGACTGGCATTACAGTACATTTAGTCACTTCCGTAATAGAGTAATACTTCCATTTCGTTACAAAGGAAATATAGTTGGGTACACTGCACGTTGGATCGGAGATGTTCCCAATAAAGAAACGCCCAAGTATCATGTACAACAACCCAAGGACTTTGTGTTTGGTTTGGATCGCCAGCGTGACAAAAAGATAACTATTGTGACAGAAGGACAATTGGACGCAGTTGCTATTGATGGTGTAGCCATTGGCAGCAACAACATGAGCATGGAGCAAAGTAAAATTATAGAACTTAGTGGCAATAGAAATATATTACTACCAGATGCAGACAAGGCTGGTATGAAACTTGTACGACAAGCAATAAAGCGAGGATGGGAAGTAAGTTTTCCGCCCTGGGACGAAGATGTCAAAGATGCCAATGATGCCGTACAAAAGTATGGAAAGTTATTTACAATCAAGAGTATTTTAGACTTCAGTATAGGAAATCCTACTAAAGCAGAAATAATGGGAAAGACATATTGTAAATGAAATATAGTAGAACTAGACAAGTAACCGAGCATAACTCAATTGGTTGGCCCGGTTGGGAAAACTTGCCGTTACATGAGGTAGATCATTTGAGAACATTTGTAGTTGAGCCCGACAAAATAACATTACGAGAAGAGTTTGCATGGTTTCCAAAACGTTCAACTTTTGGCTCGCTTATTTGGATGAAATCGTATATAATATACGAAACATGGGTAACAATACGTGGTGTAGAAAAGAGATTATTGGATACAGCATTGTACACACAAAGCGAGTTCGTTGAAGCAAAATTAAAAGGTGAAGTCAATTAATGGCAGAAGATTATGGAGTAGATTTACAAAAGCTGTATCTAGAGTTTTTACAGGCAGACAAAGAATTATTTGTACGCTGTAATGCTATTATAGATTCAGAGTATTTTGATCGCAGTTTGCGTAGTGCTGTTCGCTTTATGCAAGAGCATGTGGAAAACTATGGCGACATGCCTACACTTGAACAAATGAAAGTCAAGGGTAGTGTGGAGTTACAGGACTTGCGAGACAATACATCAGCACATCAAGACTGGTTTTTGGATGAGTTTGAAAAGTTTTGTAAGCACAAAGGATTAGAGAAGGCAATTTTAGCAAGTACAGACAAACTGGAAAAAGGTGAGTTTGGTGCTGTTGAAATGATGATTAAAGATGCAGTTGGTATTGGACTTGCAAAAGAACTGGGATCTAACTATTGGGATGATCCTGCAGGACGTATACAAAGTATCAAAGACAACCGTGGACAAAATAGTACTGGTTGGAAAACAATGGACAACATACTGTATGGTGGATTTAATCCAGGCGAACTAAACATCTTTGCAGGTGGTAGTGGATCTGGTAAAAGTTTGTTTATGCAAAACATGGCACTCAACTGGAGTTTGGCTGGCAAGAACGTGGTGTATGTTAGTTTGGAACTTAGTGAAGAGCTGTGTGGCATGCGTATTGATGCTATGGTAACAGGCATGAGTACAAGAGACGTTATGCGCAATGCAGATGATGCCGCACTTAAAGTTAAAATGAAAGGCAAAAAAGCCGGAGTAATACAAACTATACAAATGCCAAATGGTGCAACCATTAACGACATTAAAGCATACATTAAAGAAGTACAAATACAAATGGGCATCAAAGTTGATGCATTGTTTGTGGACTATTTGGATTTGATGATGCCAGTAACAGTTAAGGTTAATCCAAGTGATCAGTTTATTAAAGATAAGTTTGTGTCGGAAGAACTACGTAACTTGGCAACTGAGCTAAACATATTGTTTGTTACAGCATCGCAGTTGAATCGTGGTAGTGTTGATGAAGTTGAATTTGATCACAGTCACATTGCTGGTGGTATTAGTAAGATTAATACAGCAGATAATGTTATTGGTATCTTTACAAGCAGGGCAATGCGTGAACGTGGAAGGGCGCAGATACAGTTTATGAAAACACGTAGTAGTAGTGGTGTTGGCAGTAAACTTGATTTAGATTTTAATATTGAAACACTGCGAATAACAGATTTGGATGAAGATGCGGAGAGTGCAGAAAGTGCTGGAACAAGTGCCATTTACGACAAGCTCAAACGTCAAAACGGAAGCAGTAGTGATTCAATAGGCATTTCTCAAACAAATAACATTGTTGAAAATGCTGTGGATAATACTGATAGACTTCGTAGTATACTTAAACGTGCTGAGTAGTTATTCCTTATCCTCCGGTTGGTCCTGTTTTTGCATCTGTGTTCTTATTCTCTGGTACATGCTCATGTCGCTGGTAATTAATTCAGCGAGGGTGCCCAACATGCCCATTAAGACATCACGTTGCTGTGGGGAAGGTAACCGTCCTGCGTCCATAGTTCTCATTGCCGATCGCACAAATCGAACATCTTCTTCTGCTACTAACCCATCGTTGGCCAATATCATAAGTTTACTCAACTGTGCATTATCCATGCCATCGTTATTTTCTTTTAAATCATGGAGTCTATCAATGATAGAACGAATCTCTTCTGCGCTTTTTGACATTATTGTCTCCTTCAATACTAATTATCTATTTCAGCTAAATACCATTAACAAAAGGGCAGAGTATTATGAAAAAACGTACTAGAAGCATCCTTGATGAGATTAACAGCATAAGTGATCAGCGTGATCGCCGTTATATTGTAGAAAATACAGCGGACAACGTTATTGCCAGTGCTAGTAATTTAATCAAATTAATTAACGAGACTTATGACTCCGACACCAGTGCGGATCTTGTTAAGCGTTTCATTAATAGTATTCGGACCCAGGACGAAATGAAATTCCGTCGAGGTATCAGGAAAGCTAATGAAAGTAAAAGACATACTGGGAAGTAACCCATTAAAGAAAAGACATCGCGGCCCACATCGTAAACCACGTTATCGTGGTCGTGACCTTCATGAAGGTGGCGCAATGGCCGGTGTTGGTGCTATTCATATTAGCGAAATCGAACCCACTCTAATTAAATTAGAAAAAGAATTAGGGTTAAATCTTCGTGACTTTACACTGGGCAGTGTGGGTAAAAAAGAATTTAGTGGCGATATTGATATTGCCATTAACTTGAAACCTGAGGAGTTGGCAGACTTTGCTAAAAAATTACAAGCGGCGCCAAGCACACAGGAAGTAAAGAAAAGCAGTGTGTTTATGACAAGTGTTCCTATTGTGGGATACGACGAAAACAAAACACGAGACGGTCTTACACGTACAGGTTATGTACAGGTAGACTTTATGCCGGGCGACCCTGGTTGGATGAAAACTTATTATCACGCACCACATGAAAAAGACAGCAAGTACAAAGGTACATTTAGAAATATAATGATCGCCACTATTGCGGGCAAGATTGACGTGGTTGTTGGAGATGAAAAAATAGAAGATGGACGTCCACTAGTTCAGGAACGATGGATCTGGAGCCCAACAGATGGTTTAGTTCGTATTAAGCGAGAGCCAAAGCCGAGAAAAGACGGCAATGGTTACACTAAAGCAAAAATTGATACACCTATCAGTCAGCCTATCAGAGACCCGGATGGTATTGCAAAACAATTAGGCTTGACAAATGGTAAAGACTTGTATAGTTTTGAAACATTACTAAGTGCGTTGAAAAAATCGTACAAAGGTGAACAGATTAACCAAATACTGGATGATTTTAAATCTAATCCAGTAGTACAAGATATAGGTGTGCCAGATGAAATTTCGTGAACTAATAACAGAAAATAAAAAGCCTTTATTGGAAAATGCTGAAGCTCGTATTCATCATTTGGAAGACAAAGTATTATGGGGTGGTAGTGCAGGCGCACGTCAAGCACTAGACACACTGGAAAACATTCAAGGCAACCCAAAATCAATCACAGTTAAATGGGACGGATCTCCAGCAGTTATTTTTGGACGTGACGAACGTGGCGAATTTATAATGACTGACAAAA